CCGGGCTGCTCCGCATTGGCACTTTCCAACGCCATTGCCGTGATCTGCTCGATGCTCGCATCAGCGAGAGTTTGATTGACTTGCGCTACGTTCCCACTCATTTAACACCTCCATTTACTCGTTACGCAGAGTTGCGACACGCCGTTTTAAGGGCGATAAAAAACCCGCACGAGGCGGGTCGGTTCGATTACTTACGGCAATCAGTCGAAAATCTGTGTTCTATGCAGGGACTGCACCGTCGTTGCCCGGCGTCTCGATGCCGCGCATCATCCCGACCTCTTGTGCCGGAGCTTCAGGCATTACCTGCCCTGCTTCCGGCGGCAGTTCTGTGATGTCCGTCGTCTGCCCCCTACTAGAAAACATTGGGTTTGTGTTTCCGGCAAATTTTGGTAGTGGTGTTTGCAAAGACTCCCACGACTGGTTTGCTTGCGGGATATTTGGGTCTTGTCCGCCATTCACTGGCTTGTAACCGGCACCCTTCAATATCTCGTCAGCAACCGGCGCGACGCCCGGCGTAGTGGCGATGATGCCGCCCGCCTGGATCGCGGCATACATGGCTTCCACCATCTTCACCAGCCGCTCGGACTCGCCCTTTGCTACCATTGACTCAAGCTGCGCCACCTTGGCCTCAAGCAGCGCGGTCTGCGCGTTCTCGCGCTTCATCATCGCTTCCTGCTGCACGACTTGCGCCTTTTGCGCGGCCTGCTGCATTGCCTCTTCTTCTTCCGGCGATAAGTCATCTTGGATGCCGGCAATCTTCTTGATGCGTGACATTACCTTGTCTTTTTGGGGTACATCGGTCAGCCCAATCACAATATCGGCCAGTGCAAGCTGTATTTGCGGCGGCAGCCCTTTGGTGTACTGGCTCAGCATCTGAAGTTGCTGTTGACGGAACGCTGGCGTACTTGGCACATCCTCCAGAACCACCTTGGACGGAACCGCTGCAACCTCGTTCTCGATACCGCCGTCCGGCAGGCGCTGATTGAGCACAATCACTTTGCGCTTGCCTTCCTTCTTGACTGCCACCGGCACCTCGCCGGTCATCATGTCCTCGCGCACAAGCGAGAACAGCAGCTCGCCTACCTGTCGCCGCGCGTACTGATAGTTGTCGTTGATCTCAGCCAGTGTGATATTTCCCTGCTCGACCAGACTGCTGATAGCGATTCCTGATGTCGCATTACTATCATTGCCAAGCATGGCGCGGTATATGCCGCCAGCCTGCTCTACGTTCGCAGCAGCCTGCATCCGACGCTGGAACTGCTGATCGTTCAAAGCGGTATCGTTATCTTCCTTGAATCGCGCATTCGGTTTGGACGGATCAAGCAGCACAATGGAGTCGGCACGCGCCAGATTCTCTTTCACGTTACTCCATGTGTTGTAGCTCTTATCGATGGCGTCTGAATCGGCACGCAGTCGGCGCGAGTTCAGCATCCAGTGCATCTTCGAATCTGAGCTATTCACAACATCTTGCGGTGAAATCATGGAGCGGATCAGGCCATAAGGAACACCGCTAGTGTCCTCCCGATAACCCCAGAACGGAACATACGGGAAATGTCGATGCGCATACGGTGACGGCATATCGTACAGCCTGTGACAGCCCATATAGAACGCCACCCTGATATGCGAATACGGCTTTTTCTCAAGATGGACAACACCTGCTCTGACAGCCTCAAGGTGGCGCGGGTTCTTTTTGTTGAAAATGACAGTGCGGCCCCCGGGCACACGGAACACCTCGCCAACCTGCCAGATACGATACCAAACCTCGTACAGCGTGGCGCGGCGGCGGTCGGCATTACGCCATTCCAGCGAATCAATATTGGTAATCCGCTCCAGGTGAGCAGCATAAGCCAGGTCGGTATTGATGTTCTGTTTGGTGTCCCACTGCCAGGTGCGAAATTTGTCTTCGATAGACCAGCGAATCAGATCTTTGTGTTCCGGCATCATTGTCATCAGAACGTCCTGATCGAACACGCGCTTGCGGATCAAGTATCGTCCATCATATAAATCAGGCTGCCTGGCTCGCCAATCCCACCATATTTCGTCGCGATGAACAGCAGATACGCGGTACGGGTAGGCAAGCGCATCTGTTGAGCGGCCTACTTCAACCCAGCCTAACCCCGCCTTAACCTGCGGCGCATACGCATCGGATATGGCTCGATCAGCGCGGCTTTCGCGCTCAGCCTCATTCAGCTTCGCATTCATGGCGTCCAGCATATCCTCTGGAACATCCTGAACTTCGTTTTCCTGTGTAACGCGCCAATCGGTTCTGGTCTTAGCTTCCATACCAAGCACGGCGTTGATTGCTGGTGCGATCAGGTTGGTGATGAGCGGCGGTATCCCAAGCCTATCCATTCGGTCAAGACGATCCTGCGTCAGTTGATGGCCGTCGTAATAGTCGGCACACTTGGCGGCCTCTTCCCGCCACAACGGCTGGAATCGAATGTCGGACAGCATATCCTCAAGCTGCTGTAAAGACAGTCCTTCGCCCTGCCCAGGCATGACGATTAAACCGTCAGAACCAGTCTGCCTTTGCGCCATAGTCCATTCCCTTGTCTGCACGCGGTTCCGTAATGGCGAACCGCAAATCCATAATAGTCAGGCGCGTGGCAGATAAAATGTCATCGCGCAGCTTTACAATCAATCCATTCTTGCGGTGATACAGCCGGAACTCTTCAAACCATTTACTCAGGTGCGAGAACACCTTGAGCTTGCCAGTGCTCATGCGTGTGAGCATTTCCTGAATCCCCGCCTCAGTCGATATCCGGCTTTTCTTTGTCTCGCCAATCGTCTGAGATTCGGCAAATTGAGCATGTTCCGGCCGCATATTCACCCCGGCGTTGCGGAACTGCACCGCATGCTGCTCGCCGGTATTGGCATCCTTGACCTGATAGCCGTCGTGTGGCCATGAACACGGTATCCACTTGCCGCGACCAGTGATCGCCGCAGCCTGAACCGGCAGTAGCGCTTCCGACATCCGGTCGCAGTCGTAGATGTACACCACATCGGCATCCCGATCCCACGCGATCCAAACCATACCGGCAGGGTGATCCCACCCGAAATCGATTGCCGCCAGCCGTGGCCAGTGGCTCGGTATCGCGAACGGCTCCACCCGTATCAATTCCTCGTCGATCTGGAATATCCGTCCGGAGCCCATCGCCGGGACACCCTTTGAGCGCGCATCGCGCAGGTGTATCGGCGTGGCGTTCAGCAGCTCCTTCTTGGTCTTTTCGTCCAGGTGTGGCACATCATCCCAGCCTGCCGTCACCAGATACTTTGATTCTGATCCGGAAACCTTAGGCATCAACTCCCTCCGGCAAAAACTGCATCACCGTTTCCGTCACACCCTCCAGAGGTGTGAATGTGATGTAAACCAGCCCGTTTGTCGTCGCTGTACGGATCAAACACTCGCCATAGATGTCGATCGGCGGCTCTTCATCCAGCCAGATGCCGTCCTTCTCTGTACCCTCAAAGGCTCCGCGCCCTTGCTGGTAACACTTAATACCAAGCGTTGACCACCCCCCCGATGAATGCCGTATCTGCACGGTATCGATCAGGTCTTGCACGCCCTGCTTCCAAGTTATGTCGCCAACAGTTGATCCGCGCACCAAGCCGGTGCCTGTCACGGTTTTGCGGTTGCCACAATCATCCACCTTGCCAAACAGCTTGGCTTGCACGATGTCGCGCGTGGTTTCATAGGTTTTGCCAGCAGCCCAAAACTCCACCGGCCTCTTGAATCGGCGCCCAGTCCACCAGTCAGGATAGATGCCGGTCAGATGTGTCGCCGTTTCATACCCGCCCATCCCCTCGGTCTTGCCGATCCGGTTGGCACACATCGCGCAGCGTTCGCGGTATGTCGCGCCAGCCTCGAAAAACTCCAGGTGTTTGGTGTATAGTTCCCTGCGCAGCGGGCCGGTGTCAGGGTAATACTCATCGATCTTGTTCCGGCTCTTGCGCCTTTCCAGGTCGAGAATAAGCTCAAGGTACTGCCTGCGCTCTACCGGGTTAAGCCGGTTCAGCTCTTCAAGCGTCAGTTCCATTGCAGTCTTGGCGGCTACGCGCTTTCGCGGCCAGCTCTGCCAGCTTTACATTTACCTGTTCGTCAGTAAGATCGGCAACCCTCACATCAGCATCAAGGTTTAAGCGGTCGCCGTATTTCTTTGGTGCCATCTTGCCTGCCAGCCATTTCCGGGCATCAACCCGCAGCTTCGCTTGTTGAACGGCTGCATTTGAAACGGCCATTACAGGCTTGCCATTCAACATCAGCGGAACATCACCAACCATCACCGGCTCAAGCCCGCCTTCATCTGCAATCGCAAGGATGTCCTCGGCCATCTTGTCTGCCTGCGCCTCGCGTGCGCGTGCGTATTGGTCAGAATAATTAGC